CAGGATTACAGACTGCTGGATTGTGGCAGGATTTACAATTTTTGATAACTCAGGCAATGCATCTAACTTGGTAAATGATTGCCTAGCGGAGGAATAATATGAAAACTTTTATTTTATTTTTACTAACATTTTTAATTGCCTCTGGCTCGGAGCCGTCTTGAGCGGTTTCAGTACTGAACCCCATGGTAAAAACACAACTTGCACTGGTAGACAAGCCACATTGCGCTTGAATCCCCAACAGCGACCACTTCTTACCAATGGGGACAGAGGCATCCGTAATTGTAGGAGATGCTCCGATGTAGTATTTACCTGTAGAAAAAGTGTTAGCAGTAGAAACCCCTGCCACAACCTCTATAACATTAGGATCACTTCGATCGATACACCTATTGTAGACTTCAATGCTGCCACTAGGGCAATGCCCTCCACTTTGGTTAGTAACGGCTGCCCCGAAAGAAGCAGAGGCAATTAAAAATGTTAGTAAAAATAAAATAAAAGTTTTCATATTATTCCTCCGCTAGGCAATCATTTACCAAGTTAGATGCATTGCCTGAGTTATCAAAAATTGTAAATCCTGCCACAATCCAGCAGTCTGTAATCCTGAGTCTGTAATCCTGACATTTTTCACGCCTGATTCAATATAAACATTACCATTAAATCTAATAGACTGAATGCTCAACCCATCAGACCCAGTTCCAATTCTGGTCGTTCCAGTCGTTTGAGTGCCAAAACCACCGCCTGTTATTCCGAATTGATTCGAAAATAGCACTGATGCTGACACTGTCTCTGTGGCAACGAAAACACTACTTCCGGCAGACCCTCCACTGTTTAATGTGCCCAAGTCAGCAAAGTCGCCACTAGCCCCAACTGTGGTGTCATATGCTCCACCTCCTGAGCTAGGTAGGTTTGTAAGGCCTGAGCCATCACCTACGAAGAAATCGGCTGTCGCTGTTCCGCTAACTTCTAAAGCGGTTGAGGGCGAAACTGTATTAATCCCGACCGCTGTGCCACTCAAAATAATATTAGTGGCCGTCATGGTTACAGTGTTATTTCCCGCATTCGGAATTATTTTGTCAATTTCCACTTCTCGAACAGAGCCAAAAAAGAAGGCATGGCAGATAGAGGGAATCAAAAATAACAATATAAAAATTTTCATTATTACACCCTCCCTTGCTCTAGATAATTGGTTCCGTCCCAAAACAGGGTCAGACTATTTCCATTTCCTAGAGTAATATCACCTTTTAATTTTGCACCATTTGCCGCAGAGTTGCTCAATATTTCAACAGTATTTGTATCGCTTTGACCAATAAGTTTAATAATAGTTCCGGTTATTGGCGGATTAGAGGCGAAAGGCACGATATTGGCAGTCTGCGCACCAGAGTCACCAGAAACCTTTAGGGCCTGCAGTCCTGAGCTATTAATGGCAATCGTCCCATCTGATGTGACATCTTGATTTGCCGTGACCTCATAGCTTCCTACAACGGTCCAGTCTGTGCCATCGAACTTCCTGGTCTCTTTTGAAGTAGTATTATGATAAATAGCCCCTTCAGCAGCAGTCCCATTTGCCGTCACAAAAGCGGCATCGTTTGCAAAATTCTCTAATTTGTTGGCCGTAGCACCCGTGATTGATGGGTCAGTTTCGGATGTGAAGCCGTCATCTACGTCTAAAATTCTCATATTCTAGCCCTTTCCCATAGTTCTATAGCTAGGGGGTTGTTTCTGGTGTTACCTGTTGAGGTGAAATTATTTACAACCCTCTCGTGCTCTCTTATCCAGCCGAAATAGGCAGATTCAGAAAACGTGTAACCTGATGATATCATTTTGATTTGAAATGTCCCTCGATTTAGCACCAATGGTGCCGCGAAAGTTAATCTATATGGACCGTGAAAGACATTCGTAGCGGTCACTGCAGTTATATCAGACTCCATTTGAGCTGATGTGAATGTAACACTTCCTATTACTACTGAGGCTTGAATTACCTGAATCGTGATTGTCCCTGCAGGCGACTTATGCTTATAAATGAAAGCCCCAATAGACTCAAGAATGATTCTTTCTTCCGTGCTTGCGTCATGAATTAGCTCTGCAGTCTTCAGCTCTTCAACTTGAATTTTCAATTATGCCCCTCCATAGTCAACGTAAAATTATAAATACCTCTGATTATGTGTTTTGATGTAGGTTTTTTCCTGAAGACAAATCTTCCTGCAAATCTTTCTTTGTCGTTAATGATGTTTTCTGTCTCATTTAGAACAACCCAAAAAGCTCTCTTTATTCCAACATAGTTTATGAAGTCAAAAAATGGATCTACGTTGAGCTGGTCAATGAGATTAATATTTCCTTTGATGATATCCTGATCCGGTCTCTCATCTGTGAAATCCTGACTATATACTGTCGATGAATTAGTAGATCTATCTCTGCTCTCAAAAGAGAAGCTGGTTCCGATATTTCTTTGAGGTTGAAAGGCTTGGCCTATAAATATTTTACCAAGCTCAAAAAAGATAGATCCAATCCCGCTAATCCTCCAGAATCTGTATTCCTGAGTAGTCGTTAAAGTCTTTATTCCTAGCCCGAATTGAGCGTTAGGAGTGAGAGTTGTTGAGAATGCCGGACTAGACCAAACATTTGTTGGGTTTGCTTCTATGGTTATTGATCCATTAAATCCAAATCCATCTAATGGATGCTCTGAAATTACAATTGAATCAACTGGCTCGGCTGTTTTAAAATCAAATACCACATCAGCAGTAGGTACGGTTGACCTAAATACCTTTGTTCCAAATTTATGTTTTAAGTTTGAAGCGGGAAATTGAGCGTTCTCAGTAGACCCAGTTATATCTGTAGCAGGCAAGTCGACTAAATTGAAATAGTAGAATTTTATCTTTTCACAAGTCAAATTCTTACCCCTTTGGCTTTCTGGTCTCTAATGACCCTTATTATTTCTCTTCCATCTATCTGGAGAACTATGTCTCCGCCCGTTTCGGACTCCTCTTCTTGTCTGGCTTCAACTCTGCCATCAGCGATATCAAACAACCTGGACATTTGTGCCCTGGTGAACACGCCCTCATCCTCATTTCCTCTAAAGATAACACCATCGCCGGACCTTGTGGCGCCTGATAGTGGACCACCACCCTGAAAGCCTTTAATGGTCGTAGCTACGATGGCTGCGGTATTTAGACCACCTCCGATCAGGGCGGCGGTTTGAAGTGGAAAGTTTGGAGCAACTGGAACGGCTAAGGCCTGGGCTGCAGCAGCTTGAGTTGCGACAATTGATGATGATATAGCAGCGGCTCTTTGAGCCAAGAATGCCGCCTTAGAACCGCTTTTGGTTACTGCTGTGATTATGTTAGCAGCCCCCTGTACGATTCCTATTCTTGCTTGGGCGGTCTTTTGGGCAAGATTTAATCTCTGCTTTAGTATATTGGCTTCACTTTTCGCCCTTCTCTCATTGGAGTCTTTTTCTATTTTTTCAATATCTTTAGTGTTTTTAACTTTGCCTAGTCGCTCCTCTTCTAAACCAAGTTTTTTAAGAACAGCCTCAGCTCTAATTTGAGCCTCAAGGTTAATTAACCTTTCTTCATCCTCCAAAGTGTCTACTTCTTTTTTTAGAGACGCGAGTTCAGTCTCTTTAAGTTTTTGCTCTTTTCTAATTTCTTCTAGAAGAGCGTTAACAGCCCTTTCTCTCTGGATTCTGGCATCGTCCTCAACTCTAATTCTTTGTTTTGATTTAACTCTCGATTTCTTAGAGTCTTCAAACTTTTTCAACTCCTCTTCTAGTTCCTGAATTTTGCTTATGGTCGTCGCTAAATCAGCGGTCACTGTATCTTTACTAATACCCATGCTTTCTAACAAGCTAGGGTTTTTAGAGGCTTCTTTTAATAGATTTTGAAGCCTGTCAGCCTCTCCGCCTAGCTCTTTAATTTCCGCAGCGACATTGGCAACATTTCCAGCGGCTTTTATTCCATCGGTAAGTAGGGTGAGCCAAAATTTGGACGGGGTTATTAGAAGGAACTCTGTAAGCTTTCCGATCATACTTGTAAGCTGAGGGGCATTTTCTTTAATGACATCGGTTAAGAATTTTAATGTGTCTGCTGTGTCTTTTAGGCTTGAAATAACTTCTGGACTGTTTGTAATCAGAGAACCTAATTCCGCGACGAAGAATTTTGTCCGCCCTGTCACTTCGCTAGATACGCCAGAATAAGTTTTTAGTAACTCATTATAGTCACCCTGGAATATTCCGGCCTCTTTTAAAATACCGACATATTTACCCTGAATCCTTTCTTGTTCTGTCAGGGATCCGATAGTTTTGCCAATAGTGGCAGAGTATTCCTTTAAGATATTGCTTAAGTTTTTAGTAATACCAGCATTGTCGACCTTGATTGATAGGTCGTTTTTAAGACCTTGAGAGGCGCCTTCAATCGCTTCGCCGAGTTCAAGTTGCCCTTGCCTATTGAATGCGGCTGCATCCCTTAGGGCCTTAAATACCTTGACGGCTTTTTCGCCTTCAAAGCCCGTGGCCAGTAAATTTTTAAGAGAGTTAGAAACATTAACCAGAGGGATTAGGCCGTCAGCTGCTAATTTCTTAGCTTCCTCTCGGATAAAATCAACGCTATTTCCTGTCGCAGCAGCGACTCTGTCCAATCCGACTAAAGCAGCTTCAAATTCCTTAGCCTCTTTTATCGCTCTTTTTACGGCCAGAACAGCAAAGCCACCAATGAGAAGAGTTTTCAAATTGAGGGCGCTTTTACCAATCTTGCTTATGCTGTCACTTAAAATTTTAGAAGATTTACGACTCTTTTTTAACGCTGGGTCTAGAGTATTTGTGCCCTTAAGAATGTCATAAACTAACTTTTCTGCCATGTCCCTAGCGTCCTGTCTACAAATGCGATCAAGGCATATTCGCTATAAAGCATTTCCTTCGCCTCGACCGTTAAGCCTGTTTTAATCATCTCCTTAAAGTCTAAATAAAATTCAACCTCTGGTTCTACTTCTAGCAGCCTGTCGTAATCCTCTTCTTCAGGATAATTCTTTTTTATTTGGCTAATCGGGGTATTCGCCCTAATTAGCTCGAAGTACGCCGAGATCCACTTTTTTTTTCCTCTGGTATAATCAGTTTTGCGACCAGATCGTCCGAAGCCATTTTAAGTGCATCAAATGCTGGCTCGTAAGAGCATAACTCTAGAAAGGTTGCCTCTTTTTTCTTTATCTTAATCTCTGAAATTAATCCTTCTAAGCATTCAATCCCTTCCGCTACCAGCGTATTGGTCATTAGCGCCTCATCAAGGTCAGGATTTTCTATGCCTTCCTTTTTTCCTTCCTCAATGGACTTATTGATAAAATCTCTCATGCATTTCTTAAGCCTTGGCTCTAGCTTAAGTCCCTCGAACACATTGGGCATCCTAAATTTGAAAAGCCCTTTATCAAATTTTCTAGTAAACATATCTCTCCTTATAAATAATTAATATAAACATCCTTCTTGGTGGATGATACAAACCCTTTTATTGTTATCTCTTTAGTAATGAAAGTATCGCCACCCAAAGTATGAGTGGTGATTTTACCGTTTTGAATAAAGATATTTACGGCCTTTCCAGGTATCCAGTTGTCGTTTGTTTTCGGTCCAACATTCACCATTGCTGTGGTGGAATTGTTGTTAATGAAATTGTCAAATATTCCAATCTCATGCTTCCTAAGAGTAAGCGTGGCGACTAACGTGACTGTTCTAGACTCTGGCAACCTCTCCTCGACTCCAGATGTTTGGCAAAAGTCGGGCACCTCTACGGTGGGAGTATCGATCGTTAATGAAACATTCGAGACTGCTCTACAGAAGTTTTCGGTAGCATCGCCAATCATTAGCTCAGCTTCAACAACTCTAATATTAGAAGCGTCATCAAAGCTAGGAGTAAATGGGGCAGCGTATGAAAGCTCACTGTCTGCCTCGTATGTGGTCGCTCCAGTATCGTCCGAAGACACAGTAAATCCAATAGTGGTTCCGGTTGTGTTTGCTGTGTTTGTACCAGAACTCCAAAGCAGTTGAAACTCAGGACCACTCGTAGTAATTGTAAACTTTCCTGTGGTTTCACTAAATGTGACTGATATAGTGTCTGACTCTGATGCTAGAGACTGCGCAGTCATTTCCGTGGCTATTTCCCTTCCTAAATCTAGCGGTGATTTATAGACCTTTTCTGTAAGCGTGGCGGTTAATTCTGAGCCGGCTATTAGGTCCTTAAAATCGATAAATTTATTAGTAGAAGTAATTTCGATTGGGTTGAAGAAAAACTCGGTTCCCTCATATCCAAATTCTGCCTCGGCAAGAGCTCCTGAGGTCAAGTTGGCTGTGAAAGAGGATGTTTTATTTCCTGCATACGCCTCTAGAGCTGCCCCGTTTCCTCTATAAAGAAATACGGAAAAGTCTGGATGGCCTGTTGATTGAGGCTTATAAGTAATTGCCTTTCCTAAATTAACGCCAAGTAAAGGAGCGTTTGGTAAATTAAAATTAAGATTTAAGGCGTCTGTTGAGATTGTGTCGATGTTTCTTATATTGAATCCGTTCACACCATCTTTTACCAGGACTGCTTGACCTTTTTCAAAGCTTGCGCCTTCTCCAGCGTCTACGTTTAAAACCCCTACGGTCGATCCGCCAACAGTGTCAAACTCTACTGCATTGACTGTTTTTCCGCCCAATGAAGAGTGTAAAAGCAATCCGTACTCAGGCGCCTGCCCTTCAACTTCACTGTGCTTTAAATAAATAGGATGAGACCCAGAAGGTGTCTCTTTTCCAATGCTCGGCTCACTTGCGCCGATGTCATCTAGCAATTCGTCCGATTCGATCTCTTCAACCGTTGCCTCTGCTGAAAAACCAGACCTTAGAGGAATAAAATCAGTATCCGCTGTAGGAAATTTCAACTCTCCAGCAGTGTCCTCTTCTACTATTGCCATCACTGTTGCTTTTTGTAATTCTGCCATATGTACTCCTACAAGGTTTCTTGAATAGATATAATTATATCGTATTCCATTGAAATAAAATTGCTGTCACCACTCTTAAAATATACTACCTCAGAGCATCGCCCAAGAGCTATATTCTCAATCGATGCATTGATATCTATTTGATTCACGTTGAAAAAAATCTTCTGTCCCGTGTTTATGTCCTCAAGCATGGCTTTTACGGCCACATCTACAGGACTCACATCTGTTTCAATCTTTAGAATCTCTCTCGAAAGCACTATGATGAAAGTTCGCGCTTCTGTTTTTGATTTGAACTCTGATTCCTCAGGCGTTCCATCGCCCACTTTCAGGCCATAACCGTTTCTTAGGAATTGCTCAGGATTGCTTGGCAAGTCATAAGCATCTGGAATTCTCAGTGCTGGAGAAGGATAGATTTCATCTAATTTAACCAGAATTTGATCATAAATGGTCGTTATATTACTCATCTATTTAGCCAGCCCGTTTTTGTGTTGTGCTCTGAAATATCCAAAGTAGCATTCTTATTTGTGTCTATTCTGTAAATTCCTCTCGCTAATCTGTCTTCATAGTCTCTCTTAGCTTTTACTCTGTCATCCTCGTAATCATCGCCCATGGATCCAAAAATGATTTGAGCGGTCCTATGAGTGCTTGCGAGGTTTAACTGCTCTCTTTCTACGATCTGCCCCTCGTGCTCTATAATTCCTTTCTTTTGGAGGTCATCTATAATAATTTCTGCAGCCTTTTGAATCTGTCTCTGCCAGTCAGATGTAGAGAAAAGGGCCTGTATTGCAGCTCTGTTAAATATTGGGTATTCGGTATAAAGGTCCTGGTCATTTGAAAATAGGTTCCCTACCCAGTCCAGGACAAAGCCAGATGTCATATTTATTGAAGTCGTGATCTTGACCCAATAAAGATCGTATATTTTAATTGTGCTCAGATCGTCTATATCCTCGGTGTCTTCTCGACTCCAGTTTGTGAGATCCTTGTCAGGCACCCATGTGACGAATTCGCTCTGACCGAAGGCTGCACTCGATAGGCTCGTGTCATCCCTGAGTTCTGCCAGGTCGATGAAATTGGTTCCATCCCAAAGCTTTAAATCTAAAACGGAGGCATCAGTATTGGCCGTGTCAAACTTAAAATATTTATGATTTGAAGGGTTAATATCCCCGATGTAAATAGCGTCAGAAGTTCCAAAAGACGAAAGAGTCATAGAGCCAGCATTGTAGTCTATAAGCGCCTTAGAGTGGTCTGTGATCGTGTTGCCTGTCTTATGTAATACTCTAATCATAATTTAATCCTAATTATTTAATAAAATTACGTCAATTCGTACTCAATATAAGAAGCCATAATAACTGAGGAAGAGTGGCCATTAGTATGGACTAAAGACAGTTCCTTGGTCCCATCACCCGTTAAAGTGTACTTAAAAGGCATTTCACTGGCTCCGGTTGATGCCCAAATCAGCTCCTCATCGTCACCACCCTTATCCCAAACGAGGCAAGCCATACCTTCATTGAATTGAATTTCCGCCTTGAATAAATAGATACTAACTGTCTTCCCGCTAGGGGGAGTATACGTTTTTGTTCCTTCACTGTTTGCCGATATAGATGCTGTATATCTTAAAGAGCCGTGACTCATTTTCTAAACCCCTCGACAACCAATCGAAGCCTGGTAGCTGCGCCTGTTGTTAAATTATCATTAATAGTCACAACTATTTTATCAGCACTGCCCTTTTTTAAAACAGGAGTATTGAGAAAAGCCCTAACTACAACAATTAAATCCCCTGAAGGTTGCCTAACAATAACTGGAGGTCCTACATTATTAAAAAACTCAAAGAAATCTTCTGTGTCTTTAAAATTACTAGGAAAAAATCCTGTTACAGTCCCGTTGGCCGTAATCTCTACATTGATCCCATTTGTTAATGATGCGACCGAAAGGAATTGACCTAATTTTACATTTATAGAGGTTATTGAAAAACGAATTGATCTTACGTGAAAGTCAACATCTGAAAATGATGGAAACGTGAAAACAACAGGAGTGCTTGATCCATCGACAAGTAGATTGTTGCTTCCGCCATTTTTTGCATAATCCTGGACAATGTCTGAGGCGTCGCTTGGTTGGGTTGAGAAGTCTCCCGTCAATCTTCCTACTCTCTGGTCATTTGGGTCTGCTATTAATGCTATTTTCTTTGACCTTGATACAATATCAGAGAACCCAAGAATAATTGTTGTCGTTCCCGTTGGCGTAACAGTTAAAACCGGAGCCTCACCAATGCCGTCTATTTTTAAGCCTCTAATGTTAACAACAGGATTGCTTGTGGTCACCTCTGCACTAAAGTTCGCTGAAAAATTAGAATCAGCGTCTAAGTTAAAGATAATTAAATCCCTTAATGCTAAATCGTCTCCCGATTCTGTGGCCGTTAATGTGGTGGTAACATCAATCGAAAAGGCAGGAATTTCAACTCTTACCGTGTCGTTAGTCGCTCCAGCGTCAACACTAAACCATGACGAGGGGGTTAGATCTACTCCCACATTCTCAAAGACGGCAGATATCGAGGCGTTAACTTCTAACTTATTCTTGCCGCTTATAGTTGTGACATTCGCCGCTAGCCCTGTGTCTGGATCGACTAATGTATTTTCGGTAGATAGGTCGCTTATGGCGCCCACTATTTGCCCCCTATCTTTTTAATAACTGGCTTCTTATTACTCTCTTCTTTTATTAGTTTCTCCAGGCTGTCATACCACTTGAGAAGAGATGCCACCTTTTCGATAGCATCTCCCTTAATCTCAAATTTTCCGCTCTTTAAAACTGATTTAAGAGCGTAGTAGTTACTAATATTATGCTGCATATTCACTTACTATTAGAGTTGTGTTACCTGAGCCAATTGCAAAAATGTCTGCAGTTGAATCAAAACCAAAGTCACCACTTGATCCTTTAGGAAGTTTTAACCCTTGAGTTGCCCCAGAAGTTGTTACTGTTCCGTCGGGTCCAAGGAAAGCATCATTATTGCCAACATTTTGAATTGTGATAGAGTTTCTAGAAACCAAAGGACTTGAAACTAATTCTGCGGCTGCTGCTGTAACCGCCTCGCTTGTATTTTTCCAGGTCGAAATATTATCTAAGGTAAAAGACCAATCACCACCCTGGTTGGCGGTGATAAATCCTGACCCGTCAATATCGAGAGCTTGGCCCGCCGCGGTTTGAATTTCTACATTATCATTTGCAGAACTTAGGTCATCTATGTCTAGCTGTGTGGCCGTAACCGTAAAATCTCCATTTCCTTTAACTGTTAAAAACCCAGACGCGTCTATATCTAAGGCCTGCCCTGCGGCTGTCTGAATTTCAATTGAAGCGTTTGCGGCGCTAATGCTATCTAGTGTAATCATCCTAACTCCATTCCGTTATCTCAACGATTTGTGTGGCCTTGCTAGTTTGGAAATAAAGAGTAAAATCAGTTAGATTTAAACCCTCCTCCTTATAGACTGCCCCTGGTGGCACTGTGGAAAATTTTGTTCCACTTTCATTTTCTACAAAAGAAACCTGTAATCTCGCGTTTCCGCGAACTTTAATCATGAATTTCTTTGTTCCGGTTGTTAGAGCCTGACTCTCTTCTGTATCAGCGGAAGCGACAGACTTGTTATAGATAACCGGAGTAGTCGAGACCTCTATATCATTGGTGATATTACCAACGACTTCAACAGCGGTTTCGCCTGGTCTTGTCGGTGACTCAACAAATTTTTGTTGTTCCCGATCGTTTATATTAGGGGGAATTGCCATCAAAACCCCCTAAATAAATTATAGTTTCGCTATTTAGAGAAAACATATCACTCCATAGAAGCAATTAGTTTTTACTCTCTTGCAAAGATTTCAAATACGAAATCAAACTTTCCGGCCGTAAGGTCTGCAGTTTCAATACCCATTTGGATAGTTTCACCAGCTGCCATCAGAACCTTAGTTCCAACAGTATCAGCATTGATCTGAGCGTCCAAAGTCATGGAAGCAACCGCAAGGTCCGACTTGAACTCTGTTCCGCCTGCGCCCTTTCCAAGGTCCATGACCATTGAGCCACCGCTAGTCCCTGCAGTTCTAATATCCATTCTGGATAATTCAACTACACAAGCTTTGTCTGCTGTGAAAACGACATAATCGTCCTGACCGCCTGTATCCTCGTCGAAGTCATATCTTACTGTGACAAGCTGTGAATCGTTCCCGAATCCTCCGCCTACATTTGCATTTGTATCATTTAAATCTGGCACTTTATTCTCCTGTTTTTACAAGTTGTATTTTCTGAATCCTTATTCTTTTGGGTAAATCAATCACTGTAATATGATTTTTCCCGTCAAAATAGAGGGGCGAGTGAACTCTGTAGGGATGCTTAAATTCAAGCAACAAATCTACAACTCCCTCAACTGTTGGCGCTTTAACTACGAATAGTTTGCGCCAATTATTGAGGTTTTCACCCAGCCCATCTTCACTCATTACGAGTTAATTATTGTAATGTGCTTCAAGTCACCGTCAGGAAGTAGACTAGCACCTACAATCATGTCGATTGAGATTACAAATCCAAACTTTCCTTGAGGGTGTAAATCTGAAACCTTAAGACTTGGCATCTTCTGCATAACTAGCGCCAAGAAATCCTCATGGAAGGCCAGGGCTGCATCAGCACTCGACCCAGAGAGACTTAAAAGCCCTTCTGAATCATCCTCTAAAATATTGAAGCCAAATCTCTGTCTAGCAATTTGTCCGGCTACTACTGGAGCATCAGGTACAAAATCACTTGAAGTCATAGTTGTGGCGTTTAAGAGGTCTCCAAAGTAAACTGGATCAGCTAGTAGCCACCAACCTTCCTGCTTTCGCCAATGTGCTTGAGCTGCAAGAGTTCTTGTGGAATTCAGCTGGCTCGCATTAAAGTCTGTCACACCTGTAATGACGTGATCTGGAGTTGCTGCACTCGGAGCTACTAAACTATAAAGAAAATTGTTCAGCTCAATTTCTGTTGCCTCGACAAGACCCTGTCTGATCTTGGAATTCTCATCCCCGATTTGAGACTGAAGATCTACTAAATCCTCAAATTCGTAGGCCGCTGAAATACGTTGATTTGCAACGATTTCGATCTGCGAAGTACTCAAAGCTTGAGTATTAAAAGTATTTCCACCTGGATCAGTAGTAGTCTTTCTTTGAGCTGTAGGCCTTCTGATTAGCGATACTTTGACAGTGTCTCCACCTTTTTCGATATCCCCATCATAATCTCTATTTACCATCCCCGGTAAGAGAGTGTTTTCTTTTAGGTCATCAACCATCGTAGGTGACCAGAACTCCTGGATCTGCTCGTTGACGACTGCTAAATCTGTAATTGACATAAATTATCCTTGCTTTTTTTGAGCCACTTGGTTTTTGATGGCTTCACCCATTCTCTTCTTTCTGTCTGCTGGCGAGAGTTTTAACCATGCTTCGCGAGTCAGGGCGACCCCTCCTCCACCTTCTGGCGCATCTGTTGGTAGCTTCTTAGGATTCCCCATGTCTAATAATTCGGAGTGGTCCTTGATAAATGCATTCGCTGCATTAGTCACAGAAGTTTCGTCAAACACACCTAATTCTGAGTCAAACGCGACCTTTTCAAGATCTATGAAGTCGAGGTATTTAGCGTTTTTCACTTGCCCTGGTAATAAATCCACTACCGCTTGAAGTTTTTGGCTCTCTAGAATTGTCTTTTGGGTTACGCTTAGATTTCCGGTTAACTCTTCAATCGTTGTTTTCGCGGTGGCTAACTCTTCTTTCTTTGCATCCAAAAGGGTTCTTAACTCCCCGTCCTCTTCTAATTTCGCGTCGCTTGTGGCTTTAACTGTCGCCTCTAGGTCTGCAAATTTAGTCTCTAAGTCAGTGAAGGCCGTGTTTTTGGCTTTTAACTGATTAAAGGTCTTTTTGTAGGTATCGTATGCAACCTTATCTTTTTCCTTTCCGCCACCAGCTTCCGGGTCGATCCCACTAGGATCTTCAACAATAGGTTCACTCATCAAAATTCTCCTTATTTTATGTGTTTGCGTCAACCCCTAAAAAACTTAGAGGCGAGTTGTCTGAGTAAGTTCGCACCATCCCTTTCCAATTTCTTTTTCTGAGAGCTGGAAAGTAGGAAAAAGTTACGGCCCTGTCGCTTTAAAAACCTCGAGACTTCTGCAGTCGTTGGGGGTTTCTTGAGCCGGTCGCCAAATATATTGATCGAATATCTGTTGTCTGGAATGGTTACGATAGCCTTAGCCTTCTGGCCGCTACTCTGGAGCGAGTCAAGCAGTCTGCCTGTGGCTGTGATGTTACTCTTACCTGGAGTTGTTTCTCTACTGAGATGACTTGCTGTGGGAGATTTTCTCTTTCGTCTAATCTTGGTTTTTGACTTCTTTTTACCAAATAATCCCCCAAATAATCCTGCCAAACCGCCCTTCTTCTTACGCTTTCTCGTGACCGCGCCTCTGGCTCTTCTTGGCTTTCCCCTTAGTCTTATTGAAAACACTTTCCCTTTGATTGTCACGAATTTTATGTTGCCTTTTCGCTGTTCTTTATAAGAAGCCGATAATGGCTTGAATCGTTTCTGCTTTAATGAAGTTGGATCGACACCGAAGCCCAGTCGAGACCTTTTTACGATCATTCTTTTGATCTTTCTGGCTACGCCTTTGGTGTTTTTAGGATTGGTCAGGACAGCAAATGCCTTGTCGATTGCGATATTGATCTTGTCTAGGGTTTTGTCATTCTGCTTAGCTGTCATCTGATTCGCCTGGCTCAGAAGAATCATCATCCAGATCGCCTGCTCTCTCAATGGCTGCCAGTGTCAAGAGAGTGTTTTCTAGCCTCTTTTGTGCCTTCTTTTCAGTGTCTCCAAGAGGAAACTCCCTGAGGATTCTTTCGAGAGCCGCATTGGATAGCCCCAAGAAGTCGCGTGGCTTGGTTACCTGTCTCTTCT